TGTCATCGGGCTATCTGCTCAAAGGCAACGGCACCTCGGCTGTATCGGCCTCTATCCTGTACGAAACAGGCACATTTGTAGGCTTCAACAACGCAACGCCTCAAGCCACGATTGATTTCGGCGGTACTGCTGGGCAAGCCATCCTTCTCTACCGTGGCGGCAGCGACCGCTACGGCATGGAGGTCTTCGCGCGCGATGGCGGGGCTACGGGTCTTAACCTGTTCTCAGGATATGACGGCCCTATCCGACTGCGTACTCCGGGCGCGTCGTTCACCCCCGTGACGCGCATGATCATCACCTCGACGGGCGATGTTGGTATTGGCACGACTGGGCCGACGCAAAAACTGGAAGTAAATGGTCAGACAGTTACAGGCAACATTACCGTTAAGGGCGACGGCAGCGAAGGCGGTCAGATCACGCTCAACAACGCGGCGAACTCTGCCGGGGTGTATAACTTCGATGTAGATGGCAGCGGCCACGGTCGCATTTTTACGGTCACTAATAACACCAACCTGACACTCGGACAGTTGTCTGGTACAGGCGGCATTCTTGCGATGTACACTGGCGCTGCCGAACGCATGCGCATCAATAGCAGCGGTTACGTCGGGATTGGTACAAGCAGCCCACAGACGATCCTGCACCTTTCCACAACCGACCAATCGACCAACCGTCTGCGTCTCCAAAACACTGGCTCTGGTGGCGGAAACTTTGACATCATTGGCGGTCTTGCTGGCGCAAGCAATGCGGGGCTTTCATTCTTTGACGTAACCAACTCTGCAACGCGGATGTATATCAATAGCGCGGGTCTTGTTGGTATCGGCACATCTGCGCCGGGACATACGCTTGACGTAGCAGGAAATGTTGGTCTTTCTGGCAACATCTACATGGGCCAAGGCTTCAACAACGGTAACAGCATCGAAGTTGGTTACGGGCGCACAGGAAGCAACTTTGCCTATATCGACTTGGTTGGTGATACAACCTACAGCGACTATGGGTTCCGTATGCTTCGCGGTAATAACGGGGCAAACGCCAATTCTCAACTTAGCCATCGTGGCACAGGGGCGTTTGTTCTTATCACCGAAGAGGCGGCTCCGATTGCTTTCCAAACAAGTAACACCGAACGTATGCGTATCGGTGCTAACGGCGGCGTTGCTATCGGTGGCACGGGAACAGACGCCACCTTGCATATCCAGACATCCTATGGTGGCTATGATCGTCTGACCCAAATGTCCCCCAGCGTTGCCAACAAAAACGCTTTCAATCTCATGGCCGCCAAGAACTCAGGCGGCACGGATCTATGGTGGTCGTGGGGCGTCCGCAACGACAACGTCTGGTGCCTTGAGCAGGGCGTAAACTACTCGATGAACTCCGCTATCGGGTTCTTTTACGACAGCGGCGGTCAGGCATACAAGTCGGGCGGCGGCACTTGGGCAGCCACATCCGACGCCCGCGTCAAGACCAACATCACGCCAATCTCAGACGCGGCCAGCCGCATCATGGCCCTCAAGCCGTCGAGCTTTGACTACCGCGCCCCAGAGGCTCATGCGGGCCGCGTGTCGGATCGCGGCTTCATTGCGCAGGATTTTGAAGAGGTCTACCCGTACAGCGTGACGGAAGGCACGGTGATCCGCGACGCGGAGAAGCCGTTCTTTAAGAAGGGCGAAAAGCTCAAATCTATCGGCCTGAACACCGATTTCTTTGCAGACCTTGTGGCTGTGGTACAGGAACAGAAAGCCAAGATCGACGCCCTTGAGGCCCGTTTGGCCGAATTGGAAGGAAAATAAAATGGCAATCACCAACACTTGGGCCGTCCAGCAGATGGACTGCTACCCCGAAGAAGACGGCGAAATGGACGTGGTCTTCAACGTCCACTGGACGCTGACGGGCGAAGAGGCGGGCTTCACAGGTTACGTCTACGGCACGCAGGGCGTAACCATCGACCCAGACGCTCCGTTCACGCCCTATGCCGACCTGACAGAAACACAGGTGATTGGCTGGGTGAAATCTGCTATGGGCGAAGCGCAAGTAACAAGTTATGAGGAGAACGTGGCGGAGCAGATCAATAATCAGATCGTGCCGCCAGTTGTCACACCACCACTTCCATGGAGCTCATGATGGAACTGAATATCAAGCTGAACGTCGAAGAAGTAAACGCCGTCCTACAGACCTTGGGCAACTTGCCCACCTCATCGGGCGCGTTCCCGCTTCTCATGAAGATCAAGCAGCAGGCTGAAGCCCAACTGCCCAAGGAAGAGGAACCGACCGAATGATCGAGCAGCTCATCAGCCGGGTGTTTTACGCCCGCAACGTCGCACACTTTGAGCATTGGCGCGCCACAGGCGTTGGCAGCTTCGCCAAACACATGGCTTTGGGCGAGTTTTACAATGAGGTGATTGAGGCCATTGACGATCTCGTCGAGGCCTATCAGGGCGCGTTTGAGCTGATCGGCAACATCCCAGCACCCGAGACCGCAGATGGCGATGTTCTCAAGTTGCTTGAGACCGATGCGGCGTGGATTGAAGAGCATCACGAGGACATCTGTCGCGGCAATCGCGGTGTGGGTAACCTCGTTGATACGGTTACCGACACGTATCTCTCCACCATCTACAAGCTGCGGAACTTGAAATAATGGACATCGACCTCAACACTATCATTACCGTCATCGGCTTTATTGGAGGCCTGATAACGGTCTGGGTCAACCTCAACAGCAGACTGACATTGCTTGAGGCGCGCCTTGGCTTTGGTGATGAGAAGTTCATCGCCATCGACAAAAAGTTTGATGAGGTCATGACCCACCTTCGCCGCATTGAGGACAAACTAGACAATAAGGCAGACCGATGAGCTTCTGGGATCGAATGGAAAGCAGCAAAGACGGTATTGACGATACCGTCGAATTTACAATCCGCATCGCCGTGGCGACACTGGCCTGCGTCATCCTTGTCGTGATCGTCGCGATGGTTGCCGGGCTATTTGTGTCCGACAGCGTGGTCAGCAACGACAAGATCTTCGAGATCATCGGCCCCGCCTTCAACACGGTTGTTGGTGCATTTGTCGGTCTTCTGGGCGGCTTGAGCCTAAACGCCAATGCGCGTGACAAGGAAGAGCCGCTGGAATTGACAGAAGTCGCGCCGGAGCCAGAGCCTGAAACGCCCGCCCCTGCACCAGTTCCCGCCATGGGAATTGTCGAAGACGATGACGACGATATGGCCCCGTGGGAAAAGCACCGTCACGACCTGCGCTGGGATGCCAATGGCGACGGCGTGGTCGATGAGAACGATTTCCCTGACTGGCGCAACCCGGAGGCATAAGGATGGGCAATCTCTCAACCGTTGAATTGATCGGCCAACTCTGGCCTATCGTTCTGGCGTTCATTTCGCTGACCATCATCTTAGCTAAGATGGATGTGCGACTTGCCGTGGTTGAGGAAAAGATCAAAACGCTCTTTGAGCTTTGGAACAAGGGACAGGACAAATGAGCCTGATTGAGCTGCAAAAGAAGATTGGTGTCACGGCTGACGGTGCCTTCGGCCCCGGTACGCTCAAGGCCGCTGCGGCCCGGTACAAATTAAACAAGAACCGCGCTGCGCACTTCTTCGCCCAGACGGCGCATGAGAGCGGCGGCTTTAAGGCGTTCAGTGAGAACCTGAACTACGGCACTGCCGGACTTCGCAAGATATTCGGCAAGTATTTCCCGACCGAATATCTGGCAGCGGTCTACGCTCGCAAGCCAGAGCGCATCGCCAACCGCGTCTATGCCAACCGCATGGGCAACGGCGACGAGGCGTCGGGCGACGGATGGAAATACCGTGGTCGTGGTGCGCTGCAACTGACAGGTAAGTCCAACTATCAGGCGTTCGCTGATTACGTCAATCGCCCTGACGTGATGACGAACCCCGATCTGGTCGCTGGCGAACTTTGCTTTGAAAGCGCCCTGTGGTTCTTCGATAAGAACAAGCTCTGGTCGATCTGCGACCAAGGCGTGAACGATGCCTCTATCCTTGCGCTGACTAAGCGGATCAATGGAGGAACGCATGGCCTCGATGACCGAAAAGCAAAAACCAAGAAGTTTTACTCGTGGTTGTCATGAAAGGGTGCTTGGAAGATGCTCTCATTTAATCCGATCATGGGCTATGTGGCGGCAGGCGCTCTTGTTATTGGCCTCGCCACCGGATGGACAGTTAAAGACTGGCAGTGCGATGCCGCTTATTCCAAGGCTCTGGAAAAAGCTGAAAAGCAGCGCCAAGAGATGCAAGGAAAGATAGATGAAGCTTCCTCTGTTTACCAAGCCGAACGCGATAAAGCCGATGTGGTGGTCGCCGGAGAGCGAGAAACGATCCGCGAAATATACAAAACTCTTCCTGCTGTTCCTGCTGACTGCACTCCTGACCCTCGCGTTATCGGGTTGCTCGAAGGCGGTGTCAATCGTGCCAATGCCGCTACCGCCAGCGAACCTAGCAAGTAACTGCCCACCGCTTCCCAATCCGCCCTCAACGCTCACAGATCCTGAGCGGGCTATCTGGGAAGTGGACATAATTTCCAAATACGGTGACTGCGCCTTGCGGCACAAGATGACCGTTGAAGCGTGGAAACAAGCCGTTCGCTCTAAATAGCCGGAGAAGGTTATGCCTGCCAAATTGATGACTGATGACGAGTTTATTAAAGCGTGGGAACAAGGCAATGGAAGCCCCCGCAAAGTCGCCGAATTACTCGGTATAGAAGAGAGGTGGGTCTACAAAAAGCGGCATGCCTTGGCGGGTCGCGGCATCATC